AGTCTTAAAAAGATAGAGAGAAACTGGAAAAAAGGAAGATAAGGTAATATAGATCATGGCTAGTTTGACAAGTATCAGAAATGGGATCGCTACTAATTTAGGTAACATTAGTTCATTATCAGTTTTTGGATATGTCCCAGATAGTATTGAGCCACCAACAGCTGTTGTTGGAGTTGTAGAGAGTATTGATTACGACAGTACAATGGCTCGGGGATCTGACACTTATAACATTCCAATATTATTGTATGTAAGTCGAGTTGACGCTCAAGACAGTCAAGAAACTTTAGACGGTTATTTAGCTTCGACTGGTGCTAGTTCTGTTAAAGCTCAAGTAGAGAGTGATCTAACTTTAAATGGATCAGCTCAATCTGTTCGAGTTGTTGAAGCAGACAACTATGGCGTCTATACTGTAAATGACATTGATTATTTAGGTGTAGAATTTGGAGTTGAAGTAATAGCATGATGTACGTTGTAGAAATAGAATTTATGGTTAAAGATGATGTCTTTGAAATTGGAGATATTGTTGATGAAAAAGATATTCCTAAGAAATCAAAGAAGTGGCTAGTTGATCAAGGTATCATAGTCAAAGAAGATCTAGTGAGAGCTAGGAATGAAAAAGGACACTTTATAGCTGATGATCCTTCAACAGAAGAGAATGAAGCTTGGAAGGAAGAAGAGTAAATGGGTTACGGATCTGGATATGGTGGTGGAACACGATCTGGAAGAAGAAGACGTAGACGTAGAAATAGTAGAGGAAAAAAATAAATGGCTTTTAAACACGGTAAAGAAACTAAGATTTTTGTAAACAGTTCTAACTTTAGTGAATACTTTAACAATGCTGACGCTAATAGATCAGCTGATATTGCAGAGTCAACAACCTTCGGCAACGATAATAAGACTTACATAGTTGGAGACAAGGACGGAACAGTATCTCTAAGTGGATTATTTGACGCAACAGCTGACGCTACTCTTCAACCTTTGTTGGGTGGTAATGACTTTGACTTTGCTATGGGTATTGACGGTCTAGATACTGGAGATAGTGCTACCTTTACCAAAGGTAATATAACTAACTACGCTGTATCAAGTCCAGTTGGAGATATAGTAGCTACATCAATAGATGTTCAATCAGATGAAGGAATGTGGAACGGACAAGTTTTAACTGCTTCAGCTTTTACGGCAACTGGTGTTCAAGGATCAGCTCAAGATAATTCATCATCAACGTCTAATGGACTTGGTGCTTTTTTAATTGTTACTTCAGTCAGTGGTACAAGTCCAACTGGGGTAGTAAAGATACAGCATAGTGCAGATAACGTCACTTACGCTGATCTAATAACTTTCACAACTGCAACTGGAGCTACTTCGGAAGTGAAGTTTGTAGATAGTGGAACAACGATAAATAGATACCTTCGTGTTCATAACACGATCGGTGGATCTTCAACGCCTACTTTAAACGCTATTGTAGGTATCGGAAGAAATAATTAAGGAGAGATAAATATGGCATTTGTACATGGATCAGATTCAGTTTTTAAACTAGATAACGCTAGTGGATCATTAACTGATATATCAACCTATGTGAACAATGTTGACTTCCCAGAAACAGCTGATGTAGCAGAGACAAGCACTCTAGGTGCTTCAAATAAGACTTATATTGTAGGTCTTAAGGACGCTACTATGAGCTTAAGTGGTTTGTGGGACGCTACAGCTGACGCAATATTCGGAGCTGTAATTGGTCAATCAGCTACTCTATCGTATGAATATTCTCCAGAAGGAACTGCTTCTGGGAAAATTAAATACAGTGGAGAAGCTATTATGACTAATTACGCAATCTCATCTCCCGTTGGAGATGTTGTCGGATATTCTGCTGATCTACAAGTTAGCGGTGCAGTCACACGTGGCACACATTAGTAAATAATCCTTCTATACTTTATTTATAAAGATTAGGAGTAACATGAAAAGATTAACCAAAGACGCTATATCTGGATTACCAGATATACCAACTATGGAATATGAGATCGAAGCTTGGGGAGTAAGTTTACTTTTACAAGGGATCTCTAAAAAAATGCAAATCGAATTAGGTCGTATAGTTAATGACGACAATACTGACGCTTTTAGTTATCAAAAAGAACTTCTAAAAGCTTGTGTTGTTGATCCAGAATTAGATGATGATCTAATTAATGAACTGTATTCTAAAGATAGTAAGATCATAGATCAGATCTTCTTAGCTATTAACGATCTAAACGGGATTGGAGAGAACGATAACGAATCAGTTATCGAGGAATTTCAAGACTGACAACGATCTCTTTTTTCAATTCAGACTGGCTCGTGACTTAGGCATGACAGTCGGAGAATTACGCACTACTATGTCCAATAAGGAATATATGCAGTGGGCATGGTTTTATGTCTTCGAAAATAAAAAAAGAAACGAAGAAATTGCTATAGCTGAAGCTGAAGCTAAAAAGAGGAGAAAATAGATTATGGCTATGGGAGATATAGTCTTAAGGATCGTCACTAAAGGTGCTGACTTAGCGAAGAAACAGTTAGACGGTGTTGGTGGATCTGGAGATAAGTCTGGTAAAAAATTAGCTTCCTTTGGTAAAATGGCTAAAGTTGCAGGAATTGCTGTAGGTGTAGCTCTCGCTAAAGGTCTCCAAAAATCCGTAGAAGCTTTTATGGAGTTTGATGACAAGATGACTCAGTCTCTTGCGATCATGAATACTACCGTAGAACAAAATGAAGCTATGGAAAAAGCGGCGTTAGAATTATCTCGTTCTACTCGGATCAGTGCTTCCGATTCTGCTGAAGCTTATTTCTTCTTAGCTTCTGCTGGTTTAGACGCTGAACAATCTATTCAAGCTTTACCACAAGTCGCAAAGTTTGCTCAAGCTGGAATGTTCGATATGGCTACAGCTACAGATCTTGCTACTGACGCACAATCGGCTTTAGGTCTTACGGTAAAAGACGCTCAACAAAACTTAGAAAACCTAACTCGAGTTACTGACGTATTAGTTAAAGGTAATCAGTTAGCTAACGCTTCTGTTCAACAATTCTCAGAAGCTCTTACGAATAAAGCTGGAGCGGCGCTAAAAGTTGTTAACAAAGATATTGAAGAAGGTATGGCTGTTCTCGCCGCATTTGCTGATCGAGGAGTCAAAGGAGCTGAAGCTGGAGATAAATTAAACCAAGTACTTCGTGATATACCTAGAGCTACTGCTAAGAATAGTGAAGAGTTCGAGAAGCTTGGTCTTAATATGTTTGACACTAACGGGAACATGAAAAATGTTGCTGACATTGTTGAAGAGTTAGACGCTGTACTTGGCCCAATGTCTGACGAGATGAAGGCCGCAACTTTAGATCAATTAGGTTTGAATCGTGGTGTAGCTGACGCTGTTAAGATCTTAAGTGGTGCTGGAGATCAGATCAGAGAGTATGAAGAAGCTCTTAGATCCAGTGGTGGTGCTACTGATGAAGTAGCTAATAATCAAATGGAATCATTAAAAGCTCAAACTGATCTTATGAGAAACGCATTTCAAGAACTTGGAATAGCTATTGGTAAGATCGTAAGTGGGCCTTTAACAAAAATAGTTAAAGCTGTTACTGGTGTTACACAAAGTGTTACTGACTCTATCAATAGTTTCTCAGATTTCAGAGAAGAAATGGCTGAAGTAAATGAAGAAGTAGATAATAATATTTACGGAACTATAACTGCTACTGATAGTTACTACAAATATGCTACAGCTATTGGTGCAACAACGGATCAAAAAACTGACTTTAGATCTGCTACTGAAAAAGCTATAGACGTGCAACGTATATTAAATGAAGAACAAACAAACTTTGCTAGAACAGAAGATATTATTGCTGAAGCTTTAGCTAAACATAATTCAGAACAAGAACAACTTAATAGAAACGCTGAAGAATACAAAGAGATCCAAGAAGAAATAGCTGAAGCTCAAAAAGAAAAAGCTTTACCAACTCTTAATACAATGTTCCAAGCTTATAAAAAGATCCAAGATATACAAGATAACATTACTGATCTACAAAAAGATGAGAAAAAAGCTTTAGAGAAACTTACAAAAGAAAAAGAAGAATTAGATAAAGCTAATAAGAATGTAATAATAGCTGAAGAAGAACTAGCTAGACAAAAAGAGATCTCAAAACAAGTAACTCTAGAAGAAGAGATAGCTATATTAAGACAAGTTGAAGCTATCAAGAGACTTGAAGAACAAGAAGAGAAGACTCTTCTAACAGAAAAAGAATTAGAGTTAGCTAAGAGAAAACTAGAAGAAATAACTATAGCTTCTACTTCAGCTACTAATGATGAAGAGAGAGCTTTAAATAATGTTGAGAGAGCTAAGAAAACTGTAGAAGATCAAACCGAGAGTCTTAAAAAAGCTCAAGAACAATATAGAGAAGCTACAGAAGATCTAGCTGAAGCTACAGCTAAATCAACAGAAAACCTTATGGAAATGGCTATAGCTAAAGCTGAACTCGATAAAGCTATTTCAGATGTAAAAGCTTTAGGACTATTAGAAGATTCAATAGCTCAACTTGTCAAGAACGCTGGTGGAGACTTCGATAGTTTATTGGCTAAAATGAATATGATCATGAATTTTTCTGGTCAATCTGGTTTTAATATTCCAGGCAGTGATACTTCAAGTAGTAGTACTGGTAGTGATGTTTTTGATACTGAAGGTAATAATATTGGAGCTGGTGCTTTTACTCCGCCCGGTAATGCTAGAGAATCAGCTAGAGATCAAGCTTTAAGAGTGGCTAGGACTTCTGATACTAATGTAACTCTTAATGTAAATGGAGTACTAACGACTATGGAAGTTCCACAAATGGTAGCTGAAGTAGTCAAGAAAGCAAGAGAACAAGGTCTGGACTTCTTGTAATGTCTGTAGCTTTTGATAGTGATGTTAATCTAACAGTCGAGATCGGCTTTGATTCTGAGCCTTTTGACAATTCACAATCATTTACAGATGTCTCTCAATATGTTCGTGGAATAAATATTAGACGTGGTAGATCTAACGAGCTTGGACAGTTCACTGCTGGGACTTGTGAGCTACTACTGAGTAACGCTGACAATAGATTCAATCCAACACAGACGACACATTATTACGATTCTGGTAATTTGAGAACTAAGATCCAACCTTTAAAAGTTGTAAAGGTATCAGCTACTTATGATTCATCAACTTATGTACTTTATTACGGACATTTAGATACTATCCCAGTTAGTTATCCAGTAAGTGGATCTGACTCAGTTGTAAGATTTAGAGCTATTGACGCATTCAAGATCTTCGCTGGACAGACAATACAATCGGTGGGCTGGAGATTAGGAACTATTGGATTCTCAGAATTAGGATCATCAACCAGATTAGGTTATGACGATTCTGTTGAATTAACTTCTGTAAGGATTACAAGACTCTTAGATTCTATTGGATTCCCGTCTTCTTTAAGAGACGTAAATACTGGAACTTTAAATATTCAACAAGAAACGGTAACAACAAACTTACTAACTGCTATGAGAAGTTGTGAAGTAGCTGAGAATGCACAATTCTTTATAGCTAAAGACGGTAAAGCTACTTTTAGAAATAGAAACTATAAACTATCAAACGCTAAAGCTATCAATGTTCAAGCTACTTTTGATAATTCTGGATCAAATTTACCTTATACAGATGTTGTAACTTCATTCGATACTGAAGAAGTTAGAAATGTGTATGAGTGGACTAGATCTGGTGGATCAACACAATATGTGGCTGACGCTGATTCTGTTTCAAGATATACAGCAAAAAGCAATACAGCTACAACTAAGAACACAAGTGACGCTAATGTGTTATCAATTATTCAACAAAAATTAGCTGAAACTTCTTTACCTATTCCAAGAATAGATCGTCTTGATATAAATCCAAGACAAAGCACTTCGATATGGCCTAAAGCTTTAGGGCTTGAGTTTGGAGATAGAGTTAAAGTAAATATAACTAATCCTAATGGATCTACTTTTTCTGATGAAGTATGGGTAGAGAGTATTAGTCATCAAATCAATTCTGGATCACAAACATGGAACTATACAATTACATTATCTCCAGCTGGATCGTCTGGGTGGGTACTTGGACAAGCTAAACTTGGAGAAGGTACTCGTTTCGCTTATAGTTAGTGCTATGATGATAATTGTAATTACTAAGGAGAATAAATATGCCGTCTGGTTTTAAAGTATGGGCTACTGGAGATCTTGTATCTGCGGCCGACTTCAACGATTATATAATGGAGCAGGTAATTATGACTTTTGCTAATTCAACAGCTCGTGATTCTGCTGTTAGTTCTCCAGAAGAAGGTATGTTCTGCTTCCTTGCCGACAGCAATACACTGCAATTTTATAATGGATCAAGCTGGGCGTCTTTTATTGGAGAAGGAGATATAACTGGAGTTACGATCACATTC